ACGAACGGATCGACATACACCTTGATGCGACCGTTCAGAGTACCGACAAACAGATCACCTGTCTCGTCTGGCATTGCAACACCGTTGTTGTTGAACGGGCCGCTGTAGTCGAGAAGACCGGCGAGCGAGAGGGCGGATGCAACATTGGTGCTGCATACGAGGAAGTTACCCTTGCCACGGCGAGTGCGCTTGGCGATGATGTTTGCTTCCTTCTCGATGTTGTACACGAGATACTTGAAGCGTTCCACCATCCAACGACCGTTTCCTGTGTTGGAAGCAGCGTTGTTTACATCTGTACCACGCTCTGCGGTGAGATACGCGGTGCGGATGACTTCACGGTTGATTTCACCGAGGATTTCTGTCGAAAGGATGTTCGACAGTTCACTCTCAGCGTCAAGACCGTGAACTGCACGGAGGTCTTGTGCAAGTTCCGTGGTGTACTCTGCCTTGAGGGCGCGAGCCTGTGCAGTTACCGTTCCCTTGTCGATGGTGAATGCCATCTCTGAGAATGGAGTGGTTGTCTCGCCGCGCTTTTCCAGTTGCGATGAGGTCATACCACCACCCACAGAGTAGTTACCTGAGAGCGGGTCAGTTTCGTTGGTTGCACCGTAGATTCCGTAGCCACCTGCGTGACGACGACCACCTTCTCCTGCGGGGGAGTTGGCGTTGCTGATCTCGGTGTCACCTGTTACACCACCAGCGCCGGCGCTGGCAGCGGTGATGCCCGTACCTGTCACGGGTCGAGCGCCCGAGAAGTCGGTATCGGGTTCGTCGTACAGGGCTTCACCTGCAACAACCGATCCACCTGCAACATACTTCGAGCGCATAGCAAAGATGAGGCCGGTTGGGCCACTCATTGGCTGCACAGAAGCGATGTCGTAAGCGATGATGTTCGGCAATGCTCTGCGAACGAGCGAAATCATCACAGGTGAGAACGAAGCGATGTTACCCAATGAAGGGGAACTGTCGCTTGCGCCTGTGGCTGAGAGCGAGTTTACAGCAACTTCTCTGAGATCACGCTCGGTGTTCTCTAGAAGAACTGCGGTTACATTCTTGCGGTACTGATCCTTGATTTCACCTGCTTGTGGGTGGTTTAGTACAGGTGCCCACTTTTCTGTGAGAAGGGATGCGTTTGCGATCTTTTCCATTGAAATCTCCTTGTTAACCTCGAATGAGGGAATTAGTTACGAAACTTTGCGAGTGTGCGAGTGTAAGCCTGCATTGCAGGTGACATTAGTGCATCTGGCGATGCGGATGAATCTTCTACGAGTGTATCACGAGTCTCTTGAACTGGCGCCTTGAGATAGGTTTCTTTCAGCACATTCAGTTTGGTCTTGAACTCATCGACAGTATCAAACTCAATGCTTTCTGAAAGTCCCTTTAGTTTCTCGACTTCAGAGAGAGTTAGACCAGCCACAGACTCAGAGAAAGCAATCTTTGCTTCCAACTCGCTGATGCGCTGTGTCTTTTCCATGCCGTTCTTGATCTCTTCGTTGACTTGCGTGGTCAACTCTTCGATCTTGCTGTTTGCTGCTTCAAGTACATCCACCTTCTCTTCGGGGATGGTGATGAAGTTGTCGGTGAACAGATTGCGAAGTCCTTCAATGAAGTTCTCTGCAATCTCGGAGCGAAGACTACGCTCTAGCGCAATCTTGTTTTCCTTGTACCACTCTTCAACCACATACGACAGATATTCGTCTACCTTTTCAGCCAGATCAGATTGCGTGGTTGCAACTGCTTCTGCTAGTGCTGCTTCGTAATGTTCCTTGATTGCGGTTTCGCGCTCGGCGATAACTGCACCAAAGATGGTTTCAGCCTTGGTCTTGAAGTCTTCCGAGAGTTCTTGACCATCAAAGAGAGGAGCAAGGTGTTCCTTCATCTTCTTGGGTTCAGGCTTCTTGGCTTCTTCCATGTCGTCTTCGGTTTCCTTCGGGCAATCCTCGCACCACGGAAGATCATCTTCCTCGTCGCATGAGCATTCCTCTTCCTTCACGACTTTCTTGGCCTCTTCCATGTCCTCTTCATCTTCGGACTTCTTGGCCTCTTCCATGTCCTCTTCCTCTTTGCCCTTCTTCTTCTTCTTGTCTAGCCAGGGTGGAAGTTTGCCTTCATTAACAAGAGTTGATTCATCAATTACTGCCTCTACGCTTTCACGCAGGGACTTCTTCACTTTGTCTTTAGGATTGCTCATTTGGTGTCTCCTTTAGGTAATGAAACCGCATCTATTTATGCCTAATCTGATTTTCACAGGCCCCGCAAGAAGGCATTAAATGCTTGCAGTTTTGCCTCGTCCAAGTTTCTCTTTGGAGTTCGCTTGATGGTGTCGCGGATGCGCTCAATCTGACGCCAGTTGCCATTTTCTAGCACCCATTCCTTTCCTTCCATGACACCTTCTACGAAAGCATCAGGAGCAGATGGGTCTGCCACAATGTCTACTGCTGCCAGATTGAAGTCTCCTTGCACTTCGTTGATACCGTCTTTGGTTGTTTTCAGCGATCCTACTCCGCGAGAAGACACACCAAACTTTACACCTTCATCAATCATGTTCTTGACGATTTTGCCATATGGGGTATCCATTACCTTGGCCTTGCCCCAAATGTTTTTGCCGTCAATCTTCATCTCTTTGATGATATGTGATACGCGATCAAGATTCAGTTGCGGGCCTTCGGGATGTCCCAGTTCGCCCATTGCGCGATTGGATTCCACATACTCTTTGTTGTAGCGCATGGCTTCTTTAACAAGCACGGGAGTCGGATACACGCGACCGTTGCGGTTCTTGATGTCTGATTGCATGAAAACACCTTCGATGAAGTAAGACTTTTTGCCTTCCTTCTCTTCGGTGATGATCTGAATGTCGTCTGTGTGTTCGGTAATGAGTTTCATATCATTCCTCTTCTTTCTTCTTTTTGCCACGGACGATAGCAAAGTCTTGCTTGTCGAGAACTCCGTTGTGGTTCTTGTCTAGTTTCTTCTGCTTGTCTGTGAGTTTCTGCTCTTCTACTTCGTTGCATCCACAATCCTCTACAACCTTTTCTTCGCAAGAGCAGTTGCAATCATCTTTGGCTTCAGCACATGGGCCGTAAGTCACAGATGCGATGCATCTGCGCTTGTCTTCCAAGTACACCTTTGCCTTTTGTGCCAATAGCGTGTGAATGCTTTCTTTGGCACCAATGATGTTTTCGTCTAGAATCTGTGTGATAATGCTTTTGCCTGTTAGCATGAATGCTCCTATTCTTCAGATCACGGCCAAGAACCACCGTCGATGGTTTTGTTGGTGAATGTTTCGGTTCCAGCCAAAGTTGCCAGCGTACCCGAGGTTGGAAGAGTTACGCTTGTGTTTGCAGTTGCTGTGAATGTTTGGGTGAATGCTCCCGAGTGGGTAACATTTCCTGCCATTGTAAGCGTGGCGCTGCCGTTGTTGACTCCAGTACCACCGTATGTGGAGCCAATCAAAGTGCCTTGCCATACACCCGTGGCGATGGTTCCTACCGAGGTAATGCTTGTGGAGTTACCTGTAGTGATTACAGTACCCGTTGTGTTTGGAAGAGTAAGCGTACCACCCGCAGAAGCAGTTGAAACAACAGTTACTGTTCCCGAAGTAGAACCCGCAAAAGTCATTCCTCCACCACCAACCGCAGGAGTGGTTAGAGTTGGAGAGGTCAGAGTTTTGTTAAGCAGAGTTTGGTTTTGATCGGTGCTTACTACCGTTCTCTGTGTGCTAAGAGCAACATCATAGAACAGCATGGTTCCTGTGGTGGAATTCATTGCAATTTCACCAGAGGTACTTACAGTTTTACCCGCAGCAACGGGAATGATTAGATTGGTTGCATTCGTAGCATTGATGCTTCCTGAGAGAGTTGCACCGTTTATGGTCTTATTGGTGAATGTTTCAGTTCCAGCCAAAGTTGCCAGCGTACCTGTGGTTGGCAGCGTGACATTGGTTGTTGCTGTTTGTGTCAGAGTGAGCGCAAATGCACCCGAGGTGGTAAGATTTCCACCAAGAGTAATGGTCTTGCTTGTGTTGTTGACGCCAGTACCACCGTACTGTCCTGCAATTACACCCGCGTTCCATGTACCCGATGAAATGGTGCCGAGTGTTGTAATGTTTGAGGTGTTCTCGTCAGTACCATAGATCAGCACGGTTCCTGTGGCGTTTGGAACCGTAACGGTCTTTACCGCAGATGCTGAGGTAAATGCGAGATCGGTATAGAATGACTCAGAGGCAGCATTTGAGTACGCTCTGATGTTAGAACCCAAATCGAGACTACCACGACCACCTGTGGTGGCAGTTGAGTATACACCCGATGAGTTGGTTGCTTTGCCCCAAATAGCAAATGTTCCTCGGCTATCGTCCCAACCCATGAATCCAAGCGCGGCCGTAAGTCCATCGTGCCAGCGGAATTCAATACCGCGATCAAGGTTGTCATCGCTGCTTGGTGCAGTATCTCCACCGAGTGTAAACACAGGATCGTCAATTGTAACTGTGGTGGAATTTACCGTGGTGGTTGTGCCATTAATAGTCAGGTTTCCGCTGACCGTGAGATTTCCACCTACTGTAACATTGTTGGGCAATCCAACCGTAATGGTTGTTCCGCTTACCGAAGTTTCAACTTCGTTTGCTGTTCCTGCAACCGTAATGCTTCCGCTTGAAGTGATTGCAGTTCCTGTACCAGTATCTGCGGCAGGGGTAATGCTTGTGACTGTACCACCACCGAGAGTGCTTGCAATGGTTACTGTATCGGTGCTTGCATTGGTTGTGATCTGAATACCTGAGCCAGCAGCAAGTGTAAGCGTGCTGCCAGAAATACTGGTGTCCGCAACCACGGTGCTTTGCGATGCAACAGCAACATTCTTGAAGTAGGCAAGATTTGCAATGGCATCCGTGTAGTACTTACCACCAATCTCAACCACATTGGTTCCTGCGGTGGAGTTCTGAATGCCAAGATAAACTCTGTTGCCAGCACCGTTGTTGCTGCTGTCCATTGTTGTGGCAAGTTCACCCTGCACAATCTGTGTGTTGGTGGGTGCGGTGGTTCCTGTTGCGCGTTTGATTTTGATTGTCGAGTCAGTAGGCATTCATGTCTCCTGTGTTAGAACCAAACAATCCGCGATTCGGAAGGCTGTTTGCGTATGATAATGCTATTTATGGTCCTGACGATTACAAGCGGGGTTCTGGCAAGAGTTATTCGTACACGGTATCTCATCGAATCGCTCCTGGCTCCACCACGAATCGTCCTCGCAGTAGTTTCAACGGATTCAATGCATTCACCAACTGAATCTCATAGAAGTATTTGCCAGATGGAACTGCCGCCATTGTGTCTGCATCAACTTCCAACAGGATATTCCCTGTGATTCCTTCGTGGGTCAGCGTGAACTCTCCCGCATATCCTGTAACTCCAAGCACAGAGGTTGCTGCATTTTCCACTTCTAGTACAATATCGGTGCTGATCTCTTCGGTTGATCTTCGCACTTGCATATGAGCATGGGTATAGCCTGATGCACCTGTGAGATTCACTCCAGTTTCGTTTGAGTCTTCGTACAAAAACTCAATCTCTAACTTGGCACCCTGTTCGGCGTAGATGTCATAGATGGGAGTTGGCATCGGTTACACCTTTGGAGGTTTTGGTGTCTTGGGTGGTTTTGCGCCAGGTATTCCAGGCGCCGCGCCTGGAGCAACTGGAGGCGGTGTCTTGTCAATCTCAATGGGATCAAAGATCGCATTGATCTTTTCGGGGGTAAGCGATGGGAATGCCGCAGCAACGAGTGCTTTTCCTGCTTCTTTGGGAAGTAGTCCCATTTTCACATTGGTAACAATGGTAAGCAGACTATCCACTTGCGCTCCGTTTAGAGCGGTGTCTTGAACTGCTGAAGCGGTTCCATTTGGAACTGCTCCATCTGTAGGCGCTGATACATCCGTTGGAGTTGTATTTGCATCGGGTTGGTCTTCAGGAACCTCGGGGTTCTTCTCTGAACCAATCGTGTGCAAGCCACCATCCATGTGTTGTGTGATATCATCTGGCGCTTTATCGTAGCCAGCACCATATGCCTTTGCTCCACCAAGTGCCTTGATGAGATCGGGTCTTGGTTCTGGCTTGATACCTGCTGCGGTTTCTGCTTCAATTTCCTTGTCCATTGCAATGATCTCAGATGGATTCTGTTGCAGGATGTTTCTGCGAATGTATCCAAGCGAGTAGTACTTGCCAATGTACTTGTCAATGGTTTCAAGGGCATCAATGCGAGTCTTGATCTGTTGAGTATCGCGCTCACCGCTAATGAGGCCTTCTTTCTTCTCTGCTGTCACTTGTGCATCCATTTCTGCAACCAGTTCTTCAGGTTGCATGAGAATATTCTTGCGAATCCAAGCAGTCGAGAAATAGCGTCCCAAGTAGTTGTCAACTCCGTTCAACAACTCTAGCCTACTCTTCATAATCTCCGCATTTTTCAACTCGGTGAAATGAGAGTCGCGCAGATAATCCAAGTGCAGTTTGAACTCAATGTCTGGCCATTCTTCGGGTCGAATGATCTTCTTCAGAGTGAGTTGTCTACGCAGAATCTGCAAGAACATACCATTGAACTTGCTGCGAAGTTTGCTGACAAACTTGGAGAACTTCAGTTCATCTCGCGTAATCTCGCTAGAGCGTCCAAGATTGAATCCATTGTTGGTTTCTAGACGAGAGATGGGAACATTCAGAGAGCGATAGAGTTTCTTCTTGAAGTACTCTACATCTTGCATCTCGCTGAGATTTTGTCCGCCTGGTAGGGTTTGAATCTCGGTTCCTTTTCCACCTTCACGGCGAGGCAACCAGTAGTCTTCAAGCATACTGAGGTGGCGCTTCTCATCTCTGAGTTCACCCGTAGTGGCATCGTAAACGAGTTTGTTACGATACTTGTTCATCAGACTTCTCATGTACTCTTCTGCTTTCATCTTGGGCAGAGAGCCAATGTCAATGTAGAAGATGCGACGCTCAGGTGCGCGAGAGATGCGATAGATCACTACGGCATCTTCAATCATACGCAACTGGTTCAGCGGTTTGATTGCTTTGTGCAAGTAACTAATGATGAGTTTCTTCTGCGGATCAAACAAGCCAGAGTTAATATACGCGATAGATTCGGTACTAATCTTGACTGCTTGACCTGTTCCACTACCTGGCTTGGTTTCGGGAGTAAACAAGAAGTACTCTTGCACATCTCCAATCAGGTCGATGTTTGTGCCTGGTTGTTTCTCTTTCTTGACCTCTTGCACCTTGCGAATGTTGATGGGATCAACATAGCGCAACTCTTGAATGCCTTTGCTTTGTTGCTCAGGATCAACGATCATGTGGAAGTAGATGCGACCATCCACATACCACTTACGGAAGATTTCGTATCCGCGATTGTTGAAATCAAGCATTCGCAGAATCTTGTCAAACTCTGCGCGAATAGCATCCTTTACTTTGTCTGGCATATCAACATCGTCTAGGATCAAGCGAACAGTTGGTGTTCCCTCTTCAGTAACGATGGCTTCATTAATGATATCGTCCACGGCGCTTTCAATTTCGCCGTGGTTAATCATGCCTCTATACTGATTGATTTGGGTGTTCTCGTCCCTGATCTGACCATCTAGGTCCAGAGTAGACGCATAGAACCCTGACGGTGCAATCTCTACAGATGCGGTTCCATCATCGGCATTAGGGGCGACAACAGATTTTAGTCTGCTGTCGCCCCCACCGTCTGAATCACCGTTTCCTTTGCGCCGTCTACCAAGTGGAAAGCCGAACAGATCGCTCAAAGCCATATCAAAATCTCCTCACTCTTATGTAGACTTCGATTACGAAGTCGTGATCTGACCTGCCTCGCCGTCGCGGCCGCTTGGGTTCTG